AATATATATGGTATTCCTAGTACAATTTTAAGAATTTCTGAGTTTGGTGGTAAGGATAGAATTAATGTAAATGATTGGGATCAATGGCAAGACCAATTTAATTACGCTTTTGACACCTCAGGTTCATACTATGTATCATCTTCTTTCCAATTAAACACAGCTTGGAATGCTCCTTCAAACAGACCTTCTACTGCTGAATTTAGATTCCAAACTAGAGGATTACCTTTTAACACAGCAAGCATAACTACTCAAAGTTTATGGTCAACTGATAGTGGTTCTGCTTTAGTATTAAGATACTCAGGATCAGGATATGTGACAGCATCCTATTCAGGATCTGTAGTTAATGAATATTATCAATATGCTTATTTAGATTTTTATCCCAATATAGCTACTCCTAACACTACTGCTAGTGTTTATTTACCATTTTATGATGGTGGTTGGTGGTCTGTAATGATTAATAGTGGTAGTAATTCATTTACTTTATACGCTGCTAATAAATTATATAATGGTAATGATGGGGCTCAATTAGGATATGTTTCATCATCTTCTGTAAATGATTCTTCTGGGTTTTGGGTAAACTCTACAAAAGGTTACCTAGGCTCAGGAAGTAAAGGTACTTTATTCTCAGGTTCGTTCCAAGAACTTAGATATTATTCTACTGTATTAGATAGTTCTTCATTTTTTAATTATGTGATGAACCCTTATTCAATTGAGGGTAATACAACAAACATAGCCCCTGATGTTTTAGCATTTAGGGCTTCTTTAGGTGGTGAGTTATATACAGCATCTATTTCAATTCACCCTAAAGTAACAGGATCTTGGGTTGCTACTTCATCGTTTACCTCAGATAGTAATTTTTATGTAAGTGCTAGTAGATATAAAGACAATGTTGAGACTATATTTTTAGCTCAACCTATAGCAGGTATTAAAAATATCATATCTAATAAAATATCTCCAGCTACTCCTATACTACCAGCAGGTAATACTTTATCTAGTAAAATTTCTATTCAACAAGAATCATTTATTAGTGAAAGCTATACTAGAGATTTAAATTTACTTGAAGTAGCTTTTTCACCACAAAATGAAATAAATGAAGATATTATTGCTCAATTAGGTGATTTTAATATAGGAGAATATATTGGTGACCCTAGAGCTGTATCTTCATCAGCTGAAACTTACCCATTATTAGATGCTTTAAGAGATTATTATTTCCAAAAATATATTTCGAATTATGATATTAATGATTTTGTCAGGTTAATTAAATATTTTGACAACTCATTATTCAAAATGATTAAAGACTTTGTTCCAGCTAACACAAGTTTATCATCAGGAGTTGTTATTAAACAACATTTACTTGAAAGAAATAAGTATCCAACACCCACCCCTAACATTACAAGCTCTATAGCTTACTATGCTAGCGGTTCAGATTCTGGTTCGGCCCCGGGTTCTACATTAAATTTACCTCTCCAGTATGAAGACATGACTATTACTGCTTCTATTGGTTCTATAAAGGGTTTATATTTGGATCAAACAGTTTATACTGGGTCTTCAGATTATGAATCTATTCCAATTGAAACTGCTACAGGTTCACAAGGTGGTTCTTATATTACTTTAGATACTCCTTATACTGGTTCTTCTCTACGTCCTGTAACCTCAAGTAATTATCAAGTTTATTTAGCTGAATATGGCGATTCTTTAGATAATGCTTTTGATGTAACTCAAAGTTGGGTTGGGTATAATGTAACCCCAAGTGGTTCAGTAGCGTTTACTCAAAGTAATGCTCAAGAATTTTTTAATGGAGAATTAAGTGGTTCTACTTTAATAGTAGAAAGCGGTAGTTTAAATGGAGATAATCCTTTTTTAAGTTATCCTACAATTGCTCCTATCTACGATACTTCAGGTTCTTCTTCAACTACAGGAATTAGAAGAAACGCTGCTTCTTTAGGAAGTCTGAATAATGCTGTAGATGCAGTTTTAAATGATTTATTTATTCAAACCCCAGCAGCAGGTAAATTTATAGCAGCTTACGCATTTTTTCCTTCTGGTTCTAAAACAGGAACTTATACTGTTCCTATTGTAGGACAAAGTCCAAGCAGTGGAGTTTACCCTGCTTCAGGATATGGTGAAGAATTATATTTAGATATAAAACTTTCTGTAGGTGGAGGGGGCTTTAGTAATGGAACTTTAGCAGTCCCCCAAGGATATAATTTAATTTCAGCTTCATTTAACGGGGGAAACCCAGCTGATCGTCCTTTCTTTTTTAATAATGCGGGTACTATGACTGCTGTTCCTGAAGTATATGGTACTAATCTATATGGGATAACTACAGGTTATGGAACTATAGATAATATATTAAATCCTACAGCATCAAGCGCAATTAAACCTAATTTATCTGGTTCTTTACAAACTTTAGCTTCTTCAGGTTATAGCACAGGTTATCAATATTTTACAAACGATACTATTACTTTATATTTTGAAACTCCATTACAATATTATTGGGTAGGAGTTATGGTTAATAATATAGATGATACTGGGGAAGATTATAGTTCTTTATGGCAACAATGTCAATCTATTATTTATAACTTAGTAGATAAATCTAATACAACAGCTTCAGTAGGTTCTTATTCAAATGGTAGTCCTGTACCTTTAGCAGTTTCACCTATAAGTACTACTTTAACAGCAGTTTATATTTCAGACAACCCCGTTTTAATTGAAGGGTTAGGTACAGGAGATGCAGTTCCTTTCTTATCTACAAATAACCAAAATATTTCCCTTATAACCTCCCCAGGAACTAATATTGACTTTACTTATAATAATAATAATGCTTTATTAAATAATACTTTATTAGATAGAATAAGTGAGTATCACTATGACGTAGATTATTCAAATGGGGCGATAGTACCTGTAAACTGGGAGCAGCTTATATCTAGTTCTGCTACTAGAGCAGCAGTTCAAAACTCTAACTATTCAATGTTAAGAGTCATTAACCCAAGATATAACGGTTCAGAATTAAACGCAGCATATTACAATATATATACTAGTGCTTCTAGTATATGGTTACCCGGTAATACAGGATCAGTGCTTACAGATTGGCCAGGTGATAATTCATTTGGAAAAGACCCAGTAATTGAATATTATGGTAACGTAGCTTTTAATACTGATTTTGTTCAAGGTACTTATCCTGAATTACAAAATGGTACTGCTATAAACATTAAAAATATTGATATATTTAATAATGCTAATCAAACTTCTATTATAGACCAAAACAACCCTGATGTATTTAATTTTGTAGTTAACCAATATTTGGGGTATAGTCAATCTGCAGAAATATTCTCTAATGATGTTTCTCCTATTAAAGATAATAATATTAGGACTTTGGATGGTACTATTGGGTTTCCTGCTAATTCGACTTATTTCCTTCCAAGACAACAAACATTTGGTAAAGGATTTGGTGGGGTATTCTGGACAGGATCTTTAAATTCTATTTTATTCTGTAGTCAAGAATATACTATTTTTAAACAAGTAGTTAATGATGATAATAGATATACTACAGGATCTGTAGCAAGTCAGATAAATATTACAGGATCTAACGTTGTTGCTGCTTCTACTATCATTAGTAATAGTATATCTAATGGAGGAGAATGGTATATAACTTTATATTCAGGATCTGCTTATCCCCTACCAACATATGAAGAAGCTTATGCTTCTGGTGGTTTAGCCCCTTATAATAATGGGGTAATTTATAATTACTCAAATGAGTTTTCTTTACCAGCTCAAGGAGTTTATAAAATTACAAATTTTGAATCTACATTTTCCCCATCAGGTATATCCACTGATGGGAATGCTTATCAAATGACTCTTAATAGACCTCTTCCTGATAATGTTAAAGGTATAGGATCAGGAAGTAAAAGTGATAATAATACAGGTTTATCAATGTTAATTTGGCAATCTAACCCATTCCCACAACCTGTAATTGTAGAAAATAGACCTGATTATTTCCCCTCAGGAATTGGGCAAAAAGGAGGATATGTAATTCCTGATGACTTTAATAGTAAACTTAAATCTTCATTATTTGCTCTTCAAACAATGGGTGTAACAACTCAAATTACAACTGGCGGGAACGTAGTAAATAACATACCTTTAGTAACAGAACCTACTACAACAGGGGCAGTACAAACGGGTGGAACTACACCTTCAACAAGTGGTCCTATTTCTACATCACCTTTTGGATACCCTGGTCCTACTCCTGGATATGTAGATTCTATTTTAAGAAGTGATGGTCTATCTGATTATTATATTTGGACAGGTAATCAATGGGTTTTCCAATACACCCAATAAAAATAAAAATTTAATATATTTATAATAAAATACACAAAACATGGGATATTTAAATAACTCAGTAGTAACAGTTGATGCTATTCTAACCAATACAGGTCGTCAACTATTAGCTCAAAATAATGGTGCTTTTAGAATCACTCAGTTTGCATTAGCGGATGATGAGATTGATTATACACTTTATAATCCAAACCACCCATCAGGTTCTGCATATTATGGAGAAGCAATTAATAATATGCCTCTATTAGAAGCTTTCCCTGAGTCTACTCAGGTAGTAAAATACAAATTAGTTACTTTACCTCGTGGCACCGCTAAAATGCCTATCCTAGATATAGGTTACTCTGCTATTTCAATTAAACAAGGTGCAAGTTTAGCAGTATCACCCCAAACTTTAAATTATACAGGTGGTAACCAAGTTGAAGCTTCGGGATATACATTTACAATTTCAGATGTTAGACTATTCTCAACATTTAATGGTGTAGGTATAAACACTCCAAATGCTCAAACACTTAATGTAAATTCTACTGTAACTTTAGGAACAAGCGTGTCTAGTACAGTAGTAGGTACTACATTAAACCTAAGAGCAACTACCGTTAATACATTATTTGGTACAAATAGTCAATTACAAGCTACATTAACTGTAGTAGGTAGAGATTCAGGAGCACGTGTAACTATCCCAGTAACAGTAACTAAAGTATCTTAATATATAAACTATGTCATTTAAAAGATTAGAAGCAGACGATTTTGTAGTATCAGCGGATTCGGTTACCGCTGCAATGTGGTCAACCGGAAACCCTATTTTATCTGAGTTTTACACTTCCTCAGTTCAAGCAGCCAGTTCAGCTGGTAATTATTACTTAAACGTATTTAATACTGGATCCGCACTTTCTGGGTCGCAAATTCAATTTGCTATTGCCTATGGTAATGCTAATGGTAGTGGTAGCGTTCCTTACAATACTTCAGTAAGTGGAGCTTCTTATACCTCTACAATTTATGGTCAATATCAAAATATAGTATTAGGAGATGAAAATGCTTCTTTTATATTTGGTAATATTACTTCATCCGATTTTTGGGCTTTATCACTAGAAAGAGCCCAATATAAAGAATCAATATTTCCAGGTTCTTTATTCTTAAAACTTTCAGGATCTTTAGGTACAATTAACCTTACAGACGATAGCAACTATGTTTCTACTGTAGTTTATGGTGAAGCCGGAAGAGTATATAATTTAATTTCTGCTTCTTCAGCAGGTGTTAAAGCAACAAATAGTGGAACTACATCTGATGGTTGGAGTGTTAGCTCTGGGTCTTATGGTTTTTTATTACCAGATATTGGAACTATTTTACTTAATCCTGTAGCTCTTTCGGGTTCATTAACAGCCGGGGGAATTGGGTTATTCGTAAGTAGATCTTCAGCAGCTCCTGGTAATAACAACTCGAGAATGTTTTTTGCTATTACAGGTTCAAATGCTAGATTATTTACTTTACAATCCCAAGAAACTATAACTTCAGATTTTATTTTTGTAAGACCTAGAAGTTCAGAATTTAATTATTCAGAAAATCCTTCATTTATTTCGGGTTCTACAGGTGAAGTATTATATAGTGGTTTTATTAATAACCCTCAAACCTATATTACAACTGTAGGTTTATATAATGATAATAGTGAACTATTAGCTGTAGCTAAATTATCTAGACCCTACTTAAAGACTTCACCAAAGAAGCCTTAATCCGCGTGAAGCTAGACTTCTAATGAATGGGTGCTTGGAAACAATTTTTAGCTTCTGATATAATTGTTAACCCCTTTACGGTTAATAAGAGTTTTATCCTTCCTTACAGTCAATTTGCTACTGGTTCAGATGGACAGTTAACTGGGGTTGATAGATTTTTAGGGGTAAGTGGGTCTTTTTTAACTAATACTGGAAGTTCGGGTACTTTAAGTACTCAATATAATGTTTTAACTTATAATTCTATTAAAGAACTTTATTATACCAATTTTTTAAGTTCTAGTTATGGGGATGCTGCATCAACAGGAAGTATAGTCCCAGGAGAAAATCCTCAAGGAGATGTTTTAGTAGGCTCTACTAATTCTACTGGGAGGTATTTTAATTATCTTCAATCTACTTTAACATCTTCTAGATTTTGGCCTACGGGTTCAACTGCACAAATAGGAGTAATCTCAATCCCTTCTAAATTATTTGGTTTATATATTCAACCTAATTCATTTGTTTATACTTTTCAATCACAAAGTATTACTCATAATTTAATAGACGATGGAGAGGGTAATTTATTATCTGGTAGTGTAAATGTAGGTAATATTATTTATCCTCACGGATTAGCAATTATAACTAGTCAAAGACTAGCAACAGGATCAGTAGATTCTACAAACGTAACTTGTTCATTTTCTTCTTCACTTACAATATATGAAACTCAATATAAATGTACTATTGGAGAAAATGAATTCAATTTTAGTTTAAATCCATCTTTAATCTCAGGATCAACCGATGGTACTGTTTATGATTATGTAACTGGTTCTTATTTTGACCCATATGTTACAACAATAGGTTTATATGATGAGTTGCAAAATTTATTAGCAGTAGGAAAATTAGCTCAACCATTACCTACTACTGCAACAACAGACACAACTATTCTTATTAATATAGACCGATAAATTATATGTGGACTTACAATAATGAACATATGGAGACACTCTCCTCATTCCCTGAAGGGACCTTTGGTTTCATCTACAGGGTTGTTCATATACCAACAGGTAAAACCTATATTGGTAAAAAAGTTTTATTCCATCAAAAGAAAATAAAACTCACTAAAAGGGAACTATTAGAATACACTCACGTAGCTGGTCGTAAACCAGCCTACAAGCTAGCTATGAAAGAATCAGATTGGGAAACCTACTATGGTTCCAACAAAGAAATTGTAGCAATGTTAAAAGAGGGTAAACACGATGAATTCAAACGTGAAATTTTACATTTGGCTCCCTCAAAAAAGTTATTAACTTACCACGAAACAAAATATCTGTTTGTAT